CGGTAATTGCGTAATTAAAACCTTGTTCCCACTCTGCGTTCATAGGGTATTCCATTTCATTGGACTTTTTTTGCGCGGCCATCTTTTGAACGTAAGCCTCCGCCCGCTCTGCACGGGCCTTGTGGAGGTCGCGTTCGGCCTCTGCTTTCTTCCACCGTTTTTCGTTTTTCACGGCGCATCGCTCCCAAAACTCACAAGAAGACTTCATCTCGTCGCGTTCCGCTAAAGAGTGTATCAAAGCATCGGCTCGGATATACGGTATGCACGGCTCGTTCGCCTGTTTGCCAGATGAATGAATGCCACAAACACCGTCGCCAATTTCGTAATCGGCATCTGCAAAAACAGCGTTCGGAGAAGAAGTGCCTTCACCTGTTTGTACCCCAACGTGAGGGGGTAAACCGTAGCTCAAGAGTTTTCTCAACCGCTTGACATCCTCTGCGCTTGTGTCTGTTTCTTTGGTCACAGCAAAGCCCCCAAAATCAAAAGTCCGATTCCAAGCCAAGCAGCCAAAGCAATCGCACCGGCCCCAATAATTCCGCTCCCTTCTGGCGCAGGTTCCCGGCGATGGTAATCGTGAAAGTCCGGGCCGTACGTGTGTTCGGCGATCTCGCGGCTTCCGCTTTTGTCGTTAAGTTTCATTTTTTCGTGCCTCCGTTTTATTCCCAAGCCCGCGCCAGATTGCAGCCTTGCGCACGGCTTGCGGGGTTACGTTCATATCAAGCGCGATGCTTTCCACGCTTTCGGTTGATTTCCAGCGGGCTTTGAATGTATCGCTTTCGTACTCCGGGCGGCGTCGTAGGGTGCGGCGGTCGGCCATGCCAACCCCGCCAATGCCAAGCCCGCAAAAGCGCCGAAAAATGCGCCAAAAATCACGCCGTATTTCAGGTTATGCGGCGGCTCTTTGTGGCACCGGGCGAGGGTGCCGTTCTCAAGGTCAAGCGATGTAAAGCGGGGGCAGTCGTAAATCGTGGTCATTGGTTTTGCTCCATTTGGTATTTTGCAAGTTGCGCTACAGGGTCAGCCCAAATCAGGGCATTGACCAGTGAGGCGAAAAGAAGGCACAGGGCGGCAAGGCGGATCATTGGAACGCCGCGCTTTCCGCGTTCTCAATGCGCGTGATGGCTTCATATCCCATCACCTTCATGACCCAGTCGCGGTCGCGCGTTACGATACCGGATGTATCCTCGACGGAAATTGACGCCAGTTCATAGCCGTCGCGGGTGTAGCAGCCTTCGCGCGGTGCGTAGCAATCAACCGAAACGCGGTTGAAATGCCCCATGACAACTTCCCCACGTTCGTTTTCGGGGTCGGTGGCTTCCATCCAAGCGTCTGAAATGTCGGCGGTGTGATCAGTCATCGTCTTTTCCTTCCTTGCTTTGCGTTGCCCCGGCTCTTGGCCGGGGCGGTGGGCAGTTATTCAATTTCTTCTGCTGTCATGCCGGTGGTCTCGGGGTGATCTTCGCCTGCATAAGTTGTTCCGTGCTCCATCGCGGCTATTTGTATAGCTTCTTCTTTGCAGGTAGCCTCGAAGTCGCCCCAGTAGATGCCGTTTGCATAAACGCTGTATGTGATGATTTCGCTAGACATTGTTAATGTTCCTTCCTTGCGTTGCGTTGTTATCCTAATTGGTAAACTATCCCCGCCGCCTTTGCAACCCTATTTCGGAAAATAGTGCAAAAAACTTGCGCCCCGCTTTCCCGGTCTGTATAAGTAGGGCATGACGCTGAAAGAATATCTTGACCGAGGCCCACGAGGCACGAAAGCCGCCTTCGCTGCCAAGCTAGGCATCGGCTTGCCTTACCTTAGCCAATTGCAAGGCGGGCGGTTGCCAGCAATGGCAATGGCCATTAGGATCAAGCGCGAAACAGGTGGAGCCGTGACGCTTGACGATTGGGACACACAAGAATGACCGCGCGGGGGGTTTATTTCTTCGCCCTAAGTTGCCGCTTGAGGGGCGCGGTCGCGCGGTTTTGCCCCTCTTCCTCCTTGACCCGTTCGCGGGCAACTTCCCCCGGCCTTCGGGCCGGGGGCTTTTTAAGCCGCTTTCTGATGGTGCCATCGTAGCTCAAATGGCAGAGCGCCCGCCTTGTAAGCGGGAGGTTGCAGGTTCGAGTCCGTGCCGGTGGCACCATCTGAGCGCGGATAGGGCCGGACGGCCAAGGTTGCAGGACCGTATTCGGCAAATGCCCCTTGTGGCCTGAAAAATGCGGGACGCCTACGAACCGTGTTGCTGCGCTTAACCAGTCTGGCAGGGAGACCTGCCAAAGGCGGCAAGCCCGCGAAACCTGCGCCGCTATCTGGTGACAAGATCGCATCTTGCAACTTCGGTGCACCGAGGGCTGGGGCCGCGTCCAGTTATCAACGCGGAGCTATGGGGTCTGGGCGTCCGTGCAAAAGGGTATATGCAAAGGCACAAGCGCCTGCACCAAAATCATATCATTGTGACGATAAAAACGAACTTGCTTAGGCGTTAGCTGCTTTTCTTTGAGCCATTCCCGAGCCTCTTGTGCGCCTTCTTTGCAGTCACCTGTCGCAAAAACAATCGTTCCCACCTTGATCATTCGTCAATCCCATATATAGTGTTGCAAAATACATCTAGCACAAGGCAAAGCCATGAACCGCAAAAAAGTTATTCACTGCCGCTGCACCGAAGAAGAGCAAAAGGCAATCGCCAAAGCCGCTGAAAAGGCGGGCCAGTCAATCACGCAGTTTGTCATTTCCGCCGCTCTTGCAAAAACTCCAGCACCTGCCGACTAGCATCGCGCGCGCCCTTGGCAACAATCACCGTGTCGCCTATGCCTTGCAGATATTCGTGCCAAGCGGCTTGGTCTTTGCTGACTGAGCCGTTTTTTTGTTGTTTCATTTCAACCCACAACTTCCAAGCAGGAACATATAGATCAGGCACCCCGGGCTTAACGCCTTCGGCCTTCATTTTTTTTGCCACGCTCATTGCTCTATGACCGCCGTTTGGAATGTGAAAAATCCAAACGCCGTTAAACCGATCTTCAAACCATTTCAAAAAACCAATTTGTTCGTCACTCTCAGAAGGGTATTTCTTTCCACTCATCTGCTTTCCAATCATCATCCCATGACAAATCCTGCCCCGGCGGCTTAGGCTTCCGGCCTTCGCTGTAATCAAGCTGAACAATCTCATCAAAGCGCGGATCATCTACGCGCGGCTTGATCTTAATGCGCGTCGGAACGGTCCAAGATAAAGGTGCCTCTACTAGCGCGTCATCGGTTGTCTTTGCCGTGGCCTCTAGCGCAGCCATGCGCGCCTTGTATCGGCTGGCCGCATATCCACCATGATCCGGGCAAAGCCACTCGTTGGTCGTTTTTAGGCCGCAGTGATACGTTACCTTTACGCTGTCCGGCTTGCCTTGCTTTTTGTGGCGCGTGTAAGTCACGTCGTCTACGTCCACCCACTCGGCCACAACTTGCGACGATAGCACAGCGCCGTTATATGCCTTGCTGCCGTGGTTAGGTTCTGGATCAGGGAATTTGTACCCGCACGGGCAGTAGCGCAGGCCAGTCGGCACCATTGTTTGGCACTCCGGGCATTCTTTCGCGGGCGCGTCGCCCTGAGCCTTGCCTTGCGTTTTGTCGCGCACTCGTACTGCGTCGATAAAGCCGTGCCGCGCTACATTGTCGCCAAAGTCAAGCAACAGACAATCCGTCTTGCCTTCTGCTTTCCGTGTGCCACGGCCTGCCATCTGGACATAAAGCCCCGCGCTTGCCGTTGCCCTTACCATCGCCACAAGGTCCGTCGCCGGGTGATTAAAGCCTGCTGTTAGAACCCCGATATTGATCAGGCACCGCAAGCGCGTAGCCTTAAAATCATCAATCTTGCGGTCACGGTCTGTCTTGTTATCCGCGCCCGTTACGACCTCGGCTTCTACACCATGCGCGGCCATTTCTTCTTTGATCATTTCAGCATGGCCAACGCCGCTGGCAAACACCAGCCAAGATTTTCGGTCTTGCCCAAACTTCACAATCTCAGCGACGGTTTCGCGCACAAGTTCCGGATCGCTTGCTGCCGATGCAAGCTGGCTTTCTATAAACTCACCGTCCCGCTTTCCTACGTTTGTTAAGTCGATTTTTGCCGCTGCACCTTTGCTTACAAGCGGCGCAAGATAGCCTTGATCCATCAACATGCCGACAGGAATATCGTATGCAATGCCGTCAAAAATCGCACCCTTGCCTTTGTGCAGATACCCGCTGTCAAGGCGGTATGGTGTGGCTGTCAGGCCAACTATCTTAACGTCAGGATTGCACTGGCGCAGATCGTCGAGAAACTTGCCGTATCGAGTGGTGGTGTTTTTAGGAACAAGGTGAGCCTCGTCAATAATTACCAAATCAGGCGGCGGCACAATATCCGGCGCGCGCTCCCAAATTGATTGAATGCCTGCAAACGTCACTTGCCGATCAAGCCTTTTTTGCCCAAGGCTGGCGCTATAAAAACCAAGGTCTACACCGGGCAAAATGCCAACCAGTTCTTCGGCGTTCTGCTGGATCAGCTCCTTAACATGCGTCAGCATTAAAACTCGCGTTCTGGGATAAGACAAGGCGTCTTGCACCAGCTTGGCAAGAATAAGACTTTTACCTGCCCCTGTAGGTGCCACAATTAACGGGTCACTGCCTCGGCCATCGGCCCAATACTGATACAGCGCGTCAATGGCCTCGGCTTGGTAGGGTCTAAGTGTTAGTTTCAAAACGGCACCCACTGATCATGCAAGTCTTGGCTGTTGCCTTCATTGCGGATAATTTCTCCGTCCTCGGTGACGTATTCTACAAAGTCAGGCGAAGCGTCATGCACCGCCCACGGCATAGCGTGTGGGTTAAACAAGTGTTCATCGCATACCGTGCCAAAGGCTTTACCCTTGGCGCAACTCCACGCGCCATCCCCGCCCTTTTCAGGGGTGGCATGTGCGCAGGTTCGGCAATTCACCTCGGGCGGCTTTTGCATGTGGCAAACCTGATTATAGTCGCAAAACTTGCAAAGGTAGAATGACGGGTCATTGTTGATGCGCTCGGGCGGCTTATCGCTCCATATGATTTCTCCAGCCTTTGCCACAAGCTGCAACGCCATTGCCGGATCGTATTTGATGCGCTCCATATAAATCGCATCGGTGTTTTTATTAACTGCAATGAAGGCGCAACGCTCAAGGCCGCTCAGGTGCATCCCAATCTGACATTGCGCGTAGTATTGCGGCTTTGTGGACTCGCAGCCTTTTGCCTCCATCGCGCGGAAATTCTTGTCATTCATTGTTTTGAACTCAAGCGTGTGCGGCTGGCCGCTTTCCTTTAAGTCCTCGGCCACGCCATCAAGAGACAAGGCAAAATGCCCATCGTGCGCAGTAAATCGAATTTGCATTCCTGTCTCTGGGTCTCGGTCCCATACCTTTACACCCACGGCGCGCAGGTTCGCCACGATCCTATCTTCCTCGCGGTCGCCTGTCTCGAACAGGCGCAGAACCCTGCCGTCAAACGTGGCGCGGTCCATGTGCCTAAACTGATACCACAAAGCGCGGCTGCACTCGTTGCCAATCTGACTGCCGCCAAGGTGCGGGCGGTGCGCGTCTTTGCGTTGGGCCTGATACCATTCAAAAATGGCCTGCACCGTGGGAGGCTGGTTCCATGGTTCGAGGTTCATTTTGCACTCCATCTATCCAGTGACGCGGCCCCGCAAGGCCGCGCTTCTTTATAGACGTGTTACCGCTTCCATGGCGGCGTTGATCCACCGCCAGACGCGGTGTCAGCGGGCGCGGCCTTGTCTTGCTCTGCATACTCGCCAATTTCGTTGTTGGCGTCGTACCCATCGCGGGCTGGGCGCACCTTTACCTTTGCCATAAGCGGCTTATCGTGGAGGTCGCTACTATCGCGCGGCGTCATAACGCCAACGGCGCGACAAATGCTGGACAATGTGCGCTGCGCAATTTCAACAGCCGTGGCGTTGGGGTTGTTAAGATTTAGGCGGTCAAAAACCTTGCGCCCCGCGTGATCTCCGTCGATCACTTCCATTGTCAGTTGCAGATAGCTGCCCGTCTGGGCTTTTGTTGGCTTTTCCTCGCTTTCGGAAATAACCACCTTATACCACCCCGCCGGGATAGGTTCGCGGCTTTCTGCGGGGTCTACGTTGTTGGCGTCAAAACCATTTAGTTCCATGTGTGATCTCCTGTCACTCTGCTACAAATTCGGAAAAGGGAAAACCGCCGTTTAGGTCAAAGGGCATAGCCTCTGTGATGCCATAGCGGTTTTTGCTGATATTGCTGGCCACCGGAAAAGCGATAATCTCGCGCTCCCCGTCGCTGATTGCGCGCTTTTTCGCGCCTTCTGTACCACGCACGCGCGTTACCAGCCGAATAAATGCCACTAGGTCGGCATTGTTGCTGTAGTGGTGAACGCAGTCGTATTGACGGTTTTTGTGAAGCTGAATTGTATAACGGCTGTATTTGTCCACGTCCGGCAATTCCAGTTCTTCGGTTGTGGCATGGGCAATAAACACTACGTTCATGCCGCAATCCGTCACAAGGTAATCGCTAGCCTCGCGCAAGTCTTGGTGTCGCTTGTCCAAAATCCCAAACGCCTTACCATAACCGCCATGTGCAGCGGCCATGTTTTTGCACTTGGGGTTTGGCTCGCTGTCGATGATTTCTCGCACGGCGAGCTTTTCAAACTGCGTCACGCTATCGATCACAAGCGTTTTCCGGTCATGCTCTTGCGTGGCAAGCGCCTCAATAGCGTCAAACACGTCCGCCGTACTTTTTGCCACTGGGAAAAGCATTGCGTCGGGGTGTCCGTCAAGGCTGGCCGTGCCATCCTCGGCCCGAATAAAAACGGGCTTTGGAAACATTGCCGCCAATGTCGTTTTACCCATTCCCCCTTCTGAAAAGAGCGTTGCAATCATAGGCCGCTTTGAAGTTGGGCGGCTTAGGCTCTCAAGGTTAATCGCCATCACTTCGCCTCCACTTTCACGCCGATCTTACCCGGCTTTGTTTCAAACGCGCTGGCAATGGCTGCCCAGATTTCTGGTTCATTGTTCGCAAGGTATTTGCAGCCCGTGGCGTCGGCTTCCACCTTGACTTTGACAGGGTGCAAATTGGCGTCGATCTTGCCTTTTACTTTGTCCCACGCCTTTTCGTCCA